AACCTGGTTCTCAGGGGCTGTCAGTACCCTATATCACAGTACCCCGCTCCGCCTCCAATTGGTTGCTAACACCCTTTTGGTTGCTCCAACCTATCGGTTGATGATACCTTTAGTACGACGATATAATATATAATAATAGGGCGGACCTACCTTGCCGTGCGCCGATCTCCGCAGTCTCAACTGAATGGTTGTTCCCGCCCCGGACGTCCGTGGAACAATAGCTCGGAAGAGGGGAGGTTAAATAGCAGCCAATAGATAACGCGCCACGTAATATACCCGTCAACCCAATGGTTGATGTGCGTCAACCGATCGGTTGATGCATTGAGCAACCAATTGGTTGCTGGTTTCGCCATCAACCAAATGGTTGACAACCAATTGGTGAGTCAGCGTTGCATCAGCCAGATAGTAGTGCCAGTTAAGGTAGACCCTTAAGGTAGCTATCAACCAATTGGTTGATATTGACCACCCGTACACTGTGCAATTAACAACCAGTTTATTATATACATTACCGTGCATATACATTACCGGAGTCTCCGGCGTTTAGCCGCGGATCTAGAACGGGACCGAGTAACAGCAGATTGGGTCTGGATAGGAGTAGGAGCCGGACGCTTACGAGGAGCACGAACCTGAGGAAGGGTCAGATACTTTCTACCCAAATGATGCAATGGCAATTCCATAGACATACGATCGGTACAATCCACGGTCCAAAACCGCATATCATCATAAGGGTCTCCAGAGGGACTAGGGGGGGGTTGGGGTAAAGGACAGCGGGTTGCCTGGCTTTCCAGATACCTGTATTTATCCTCTGTACGAACAGCAGTTGACGGGGCCTCAGATATACCCCATCCGGTCAAGATGTCAGGATCCATACGGTACAAATGAGACAGAACATCAGTAGTTAAAGGCACCTTGCATAACCTAACCAAAACCGATATCTCATATTCCTCACAGTGCCGGCTATAAGTATCATAATTTGTACTGCTGTACTGAGTGTCTTCAGAGTTTGCAGTAGTAGCAACAGTAGAAATATGCATTATAGTATTCCGCGTATTATCAAGGCAGGTAACAAAAAGATTCTGCCGCCAAAGCACACCGTTATTTGGACCTTGAGACTGTGTCAACCAATAAGGACGATTAAAAATCTGGGTATCGGTCGTAATGACAGAGCCAGATGGAATAGTACAGTAAGCAAGATTATTAGTATTAGCATCATCAGACTTTCTATACATGTCCTCTGGCACCTTCTCAGCACCCCCCGGATTGCCACCAAGCTGCCACAGCCTCCTGCAATATGTTTGCTCCCGACGCACAAGAAAGAAACAGCTATCACCATAAGGATCATTAACCATACGTACATAGTCCGGATATTTCGAGGTCTGCTGAACCAGCTCCATGGGTAAATCACTCCTGTTTTTAGCCAATTGAGAAAAGTCCAATGCTCCAAAACCAATATCACTCATATCACCATCCTGCAACGGGGTAGATGTGAGCTCTAAAGGCGGGCAGTTTGTTTTGGGCTGCGGGTCAGTACAGGCCTTAGCCTGTGACCAGTGCTGACCCACAGCCGGAGAGCAGCCACAGATAAGCATCTGATTCTGCTTTGGGTCTATAGCAGTGTTTATACGCTCACGGTCAGCATTATTCCCCCTTGGAGAAGGGTTCTCTATATCCCGTTCACGGTCAAAGAGGGGTGCACCAGATAAACCCACATTTACGGGACCACCACGTGTTACCTGAATGGCTATAAGCTGCCATACCAGTCTGTGCTTGTCAGGGTCTGATATACCACCCGCAGGAAGAGGAAACTGCCCGTTAGGATCTGGAAGCTTTAAACGAAATACCCGGTATGAATTAGCAGAAACCTTTGGCACAATTACAACATTTTCAGACATCACAGGGAAATACGGATGACCAACAGTTAGCAATCTATCGGTACCGCAATGGTAGACATAGTCGGTCTTCTCTAAGAAGTCGTCTGTGGAATAAACACTGGGAAGCTGCGCGGTGGACGGTATGTACAGAGCAGGAGGCAACGGAGCACTCATCTGTAAAACAAACGGTGAAGACGCCGCCGTTTGCGATAGAACAATAAATAGTATAAAGATGGGTCCATAGACCCGTCATAACTTATTAACACTCCAGGAAGACCAGGACCAACTGGTATAAAAGCCCTTCCACCACCTGTTGAAGGACCCAAAGGGCGTAACCCCCCGGCAGTAGGGTGCGGCGAGCCCCGTCCAGCCCTCTGAATGTTTAGAGTCCCAGCGTGGGCTCCCGCACGCAAGGTATGGGTTAGGTCAGGGACGGAATAGGATGTATCACCAAACATTTCCTCATCCTCCTCAATCCCCATCTCAGGAAAAGGATCATCTAAAGGTATATCTGTGAAGCCATTATCTGCAGCAAAGTGGATAACATCAGTAACATCAAGGGGACTGCCATCCCATGGAAGGGTGGACGTGTGTGAAAGAGAGCTCTCGGCAAAGCCCAGGTCATGTACAAAAATATCCGATGACCCGACCGGAGCCAAGCTCCGTAGCTCCAATGAGGTAGGTTCCCCTACTATAGAGATTGGGGATAGGTCCCCTACCAGCTGCGTTACATATGGAACAGTTAGACCACTCCTCAGTTGCATACCCGGTCTCTGAACCCTTTGTAGAACTGATATAGTACCTCTTGAGGTGCCACGTAAACGCGGCGCCCCCAGTTTAGATGCTGCCTCGGCTGCAAGATCTTCCCGTATAGCAACCTCGGCATCCCTAACGCCATCCTGGAATATGCTGTCTATATAGTCATCCTCGAATACGGGATTAGAAAATGCCACCGTGCGAGCCCTAGCAGAGGGACCCTGACCACCCCGTGTGGGGGTACTTAATAACGGTATATCATCATCCCAGGTATCCAGGACAGTCTCAGATATGCCCGACACATCTGGGGCGGGCTGCATAGGACGGGATAGCAGATGTAATTCCACGAAAGGCCCCGCCGAGTCAGGTTCAGACAGCCTTTGAGGTATGAATGGGTTTGTGCCAGATGGAATCTCTCCTGTCACCTCATAATCGGTAGCGAAAGTATCGCCACGTGTATAAGGCCCATCGGGGAATTCCAGCTCCTCTGGGAGACCTGGCACGTTGTCAGGTAACGGTGCAGGTGGAACCGGTGTTGTTATTACTACATTATCCGTAGAGGATATAGACACAATGTCCTCACCCTCATAAGCAGGATTAACAAAGGTATTATCCGATGGGCGAGGGGGTGGTACAGCAGCCGTGTCCACCGCTCCATCAACCTGTACAGGGATCTCTGCACCAGGCAGTGAAAAGGGCCTCTCCCGAGGAATGAAAGACTCTGTATTCGGACCACCTCTAAATATGTTGGGCCACGGAACACCCCCCGCCCCACCTGCCTCTGCAGTACCCTCACCCGTTCCAATTGTCAGCCCACCCAGATAAACGGCCGAGCTTCCCAGTTGCAGTATGCGGTCTGCAACTGTGGTGTGAGTATATTTACGTTTTACATCCTCTATGCAATCCCCCCCAGAAGCACACTTACGCCACAAATCATCAGCTGCCGCCCGTCTGCGGCGCCCACCCCCTGTTAATGCTATTCCCTCCACGCGTGCAGGACCCCGTCCATAGTAGGTGTAAAAGGCCCACCGCCTTGAAAGGCGAGTGCCGTGTGGTGTGGGAAGCCGGACACTTAAGCGTCGGGGTGCCATTTAATATTACAGACCCGAGATACTACAAAGCGTTAACCGTACACCCGATGCGGATGTGTTAAATGTATCGATAAACCGCTTCCTGTCGGTCTCGTCTTTAAATGTCACTAATAGCTTAGACTCAGTCTCTGGTCCGTTCAGCCAGTGCCACGTACTGCTCACACGCTCGAATGTATATGGCCCTGCTTGCAGGCGGTAACGAATAGTCTTTAGCTGGCCTGTCTGTCCCGTATAACACACAGCAGGAGGGTCCCGTGCCCCATCTAGCAATCTGTCAAGCCTCGAGGCACCATGTTGCCCGCTGACAGTGTGTCGGACACCGCCGACATCAGACGGGGCTACCCCAGCAGCTCGCTTCGGCTGACGGGTACCTTTCTTTGGTCGCTTAGGTGCTGGAGCCTTTACTGCTGGGGCCCGCCTCTTCTGCCGTGTCTGTGCTTTTGGTGTTGAATGACTTCTTGGCTGTGGCACGGAGGTCCCCGGTATCTCTCCGCCTTCTGGGGAGTCTGGTGAATATCGAGTTAGATCTGGAGGTGATGGTGAGGCCTGTGGTGACTCAAACAGCGGGGGTGCTGTACCGTCGATATCGTCCACCGCGCTAGGAGGAGGCACAAGAGTCCATGTTACCCCACCACCCCCACAATACATTGTAGCCTCCTCCTGCCATTTAAGATAGTATGTCCGTGCTCCACCGTTTATAGAGTACCACAGTCCATGTCCATCATACCCACCATCGCCCTGCGTCCACAGGTCTCGACCCATATCGTAGAAATATAAGTCCTTCCAGTATGGGTATTCTGTTTCTGTGTCTGGATCATTACAATACGTTACGGTAACTACTCCTGGACTTCTCTTTAAGCCCTCTGGAGGCTTTTTAAATAGTAAGGGATAGATATCACTAAGAGTCCAAGGCAGCTTTCCGAATGGGCTTCTACTCAGGGACTGGCACAACAGATGCATCCCAATTGCATCTTTTGCCTCCTGCTCAGTGGTAGCAGTTGGTGGTAGTTTCTGGAGTCCAACCCTAGTTAGCCCGCTGCGCGTAGCTGCTGTAAACACAGTATTCAGCTTACGGACAGTACCCCAGTAATCCGTTACATCTTGGAGCGTCTGATGCTCCTTTTCTAGCAAGTCAGTCTCCTTCGACTGCAGATCTGTTATCAGCCTCTCCAAATTGGCCATAGTCATATTGCTGAAGGTCTAGGCCCAGCTCCTGCTGGTACTTTAGGAAGAAGGAGCGCCAGTCGCCTGCTTGTATAAGGAACCTCGGTGTCACTCCACACACTGGAATAACTCTATTAAAGCACAAAAAGTTCATACGACTCATGAGATATTTATATGTTTCTCCCCCCCCCTCCCCCCTAGGATCATAGTTACTGGTCAATATCAGAGGAGGACATTTTAATTGCATTGGTGCTCGATACTTACAATCTATACATATATCATTACCATCCAGAGCATTTCTCATATACAAATTAAAATAATCCCAACATGGCCAGGTCACATCATCTATGACAGCACACTTGCAGTCTGCAAGTGGTTGCAGCCAGAAATGTGACTTACTATTTGCATAACTTAGAACCCGCCCTTCTAGGAAAGATATTAAAGACATAGAGAACATCGTCTTCCCGCTGTCCCCAACCCCAATGATTGCTATTGTACTTTTCTTAGGCCTGCCACGCAACCAGTACTTCAGTGTCAGTAGAAACTCCTGTAATCCGCAATGTTGATATCTTAATAGCAGCACAATACGTTTCCACCCTTCCCCATCATCCTGGTCCACATGGTCTCTCATCCTTACTGCTATATGCTCAATCATTGGCGTGGCCCGCATATGACCTCGTTTATAGTGCCGCACCATTGTTGTGCAGTCCCGCACGTATTTTGCCTGTGAGTTGCTACTAAGCCATAATTGTGCATTAGTATCGGTATTCGCTGCCTCAGCATAGTGATAAGCTATCTGTGCCTCGTCACAAATGTTGTTATCCAAAGCCCATTGCACCATTTCAGACAGCTTAAACCCGTCCCCACCAGCCCCTCCCGTAGCTATAATATCCGTACACCATTGTGGCATATCCCCATGCCCCACCACAAGTCTCTGAAAAAATAATGCAGCTACTGTTGATCTCTTGTTTGGAGGGTCAATAAGCATGTGATCCGTCTGGACGTTGAAGTTCTTAAAGCACCTTCGTACCCCCTCTCGGCTTTTGCTAACAGTGAAGCCACAATAATATAAGGCATAGTTCTTATTGGGGTTAAGGTCATACAGTACGAACTCTGTATGTGCCTTAAGGCACTCCATTAATGCCTCGGTGATTACTGAAGCACATCCTATTAGTGCACACACCCATTCGTGGCTTTGTGTTTTGTCGCTCTTGTATATCCTAGTAATGTCACAGTAGCTGAGTGAATAGAGCTCTTTAAAGATGGTGAGATGTGCATGCCGCGCATCCTTTGCTGCTAGTATGCGTTGTAGTAGCTCATTCCCCTCATCCGGCCCCTTCTGAGGTGCCTCTGACGTCGCTCTGTGTTGAGCTCGAGGAGTGCCACCATAAGGTCGCGACGCCTCTCTGCGGCCTCCTGTGTTGATGGTCCTAGCAACTGATAAAGACTGCAGAGGTTTTCTGTAGGGGTTATAACGGTACAGGTGTTCCACGGGAGCCTTGTGCGAAGCAGGTACTCTGTTCTCCACCCCAGATCTACCAGGACGTCGAGCCTGGTATCCTGTGTGGGTATCCGATCTGCTGTTCCTGTGATTCTCCTGGTTAGGGTCGGGAGATGCTGGTCTATGCACCTCAACCGTAACCCATCTCCTGCTCGTTTCAGGAATATTGGTAGGGCTAGGTTGCAGCACCTCCAGCTCTGTTGGTCCGAGTTGGTCCTTAGGGTTACGGATGTCATCCCATCCATTGGTAGGTTTTCTGGGTCCCTTATTAAGTAGACGGTCTCCCAGTTGGGATAGTAAATGGTTGGCATCTTGCAGTTGTTGTTCGTTTAGCAAAGATTGGTGATTGTCTAATTCTGTGCACTCTGTATCTGTGTCAAATAGAGTGCCCAGTCCTGTGTCTTCCTCCTCCGCCTCGTGTTCCTCCCAAAGTTCCTCCTCCTCCCCAGGGCTATTTCCTATGTGCTCCTCCTCAGCCTCTTCTATAATAAAATCCATTTCTATTCCTCAAAATCAGAAAGGGTGCTGACATAGCAGCTGTTGCACATGCCTTTCGAATGTTCTTCATCGAATGCACCGTACAGGAAACATTCGGTAGGGTTTAGGGGACCTTCACAAAAGTAGCAGGTCCAGCCACATTCCTCTTGGTCATTATCGTTATTTCCTCCGAACTCCTGCAAGAGCTCTTCAATAGTAGGATCTTCTACATGAGGCAGAGGTTGAGGAGCACCTGGCGGAGGTGGTGGTGGTGCCTCGTTATCGGCCCCACTGTCACTGTCACTAGAGCTGTCGGATAGCGGCCCTTCTTGGCACATAAGGGTTTCTAAGGTACAATCGTAGTAGCCCTCAAAGTCCGAGTCATCATCCGAGCTGCTATCCTCTATTATATCTACATAGAGGTCTACCTCGAGCTCTTCTGTTGTTGAGAGCTCTCCGTCATCACAGTCCTTGAATGGTCTGGGCCTAAGGCCTGAAGGGTCGCGGGTAAGCATATCTATTGCAGCGGTTGTTGCGGCGGCGTTGCCTCGTGATACAGCTGTTGCAAAGAGATAGCCACAGTACCTGGTCTCTGTCCGTGTGAACTCCGCAGAACGGTGCTCTGTGCCACTGATTAGATTCTCTGTCCTCCAGCTCCCTTTGTAATATTTCCTCGGCTGTCAGAGGGGTATGGCACATTCTACATAATATACATATATCCAGCAGGTCCCGACGTGTATTATAAAGAAGTTGGCCTAAGGTTACAGGGAAAGGCAT